GCAGGATGCACCTTTACTCAGGCTTCACAGGGGGTAGAAGTGCAAAGCCCTGCCTATGTCCCCTTCATTGGCGACGGCGACCTCGCCCTCACTCACTACTCCGACCGCCTCATCTACGGGGCCGATCTTGACCCTAATCGCGTCCACACCGCGTCAACCCGCCTCGCACCTACTTCCATCCTCACTACCGCCGACTGCGATTCTTGGCCCTTCCCGCAAGCCTCCGAACCCTTCGCCGTCGCCGACTTCGACGCCTACTCAAACCCCTACCGCTCCATCGTCGCGTTCTGGTCAGTCTACCTTCCGGCCTCGAAACCAAAGCCGACGCGCAAGACTACCGCCGCCAGTTCAATTTCTGGTGGCCGAAGTTCGTGCTGCCCTTCCTGGAAACCACGCTCGCCCCCTATAAAATCGTCAAGCGGAGTTTCTATCTCCGCCAGTCAATGCTCTATTGGGGAATCGTCGCGGATCTTCGGTCTTAAGTCATGCCCGACGGCGTACCTACATTTGCGAAATTTGGTGCAAAGCGCCGCCGCGCCTACTTGAAGAACCTGCGCGAGGGGATGACTAAAACCGCCGCCGCCGAGGACGTTGGCGTCAGCGCCGAACTGGTCCGCCTTTATCGCAGGCGAACACCCGGCTGGGAAGACCAGGAAGAGACGGCCGAGATGGAGGGCTGCAACGCCCGTTCCGACAAGGCCGAAAGTGCTCTCATGCTCGCGGCCGAGAGCGGCAACGTCCGGGCCTGCGAGACGATCCTGTACAATCTCCGACCGCACCGCTGGAAGAATCGCCGCACGAACGAGATCACCGGACCGGACGGAGAACCGCTGGCCTTCCAGCTTGTCGAGTCGATCGAGGTCACCGTTGTCCGCGGAAACGAGCCAACCGCCGAACCTCAACCCATCGAACCCGGACCAGACCGCCCTGCACTCTCGGCCAACGGCGCCGTTCATTGAGATCGTCAGCAAGAACGGCAAGCCGTCGCTGAAGATCAACCTGCACGCGGGCCAAAGTCAGGCATGGGATTCTCCGGCCCGCTTCACAGCTATCATCGCCGGAACGCAGAGCGGCAAAACCTGTTTCCAGCCGCTATGGCTGCACCGTGAGATCACCCGCTGCGGACCTGGCGACTACCTGGCGGTCAGCCCTTCCTATCCGCTCATGTCGATGAAGCTCCTGCCGGAGTTCACCAAGTTTTTCGAGGAAATTCTGCAACTCGGCCGCTACAGTTCGTCGAGCCGTTGCTTTACCTTCAGCCCGTTCGGTATCCGGCGAACCTGGAAGCACTGGAGCGGGCCAACAAAAATCTTCTTCGGCCACGGCGACGACCCCGACTCGCTGGAGTCAGCCACGGCTAAGGCTGCGATCGTGGACGAGTGCGGCATGCGTCGGTTCAAGTTCGGCAGCTGGGAAGCGATCCTGCGGCGCCTGTCGATCAACCGCGGCCGCGCGCTGCTGGGGACGACCCCCTACGGCATCGGCTGGCTCAAGCACGAGATCGCGGACCGGGCCAAGGCCGGCGACCCCGACTATCGGGTCGTGCGGTTCAAGAGCATCGACAACCCGGCTTTCTCGGTCGAGGAGTACGAGCGGGCCCGCCGGACAATGCCCGGTTGGCGATTCCGCATGATGTATCAGGGGGAATTCGAGCGGCCGGCCGGCATGATCTTCGATTGCTGGGAGGACGATGAGAACTTGGTCCGTGCGGACTTCGAACCGCCGGCGGACTGGAAGAGATACGTCGGCCTCGACTTCGGCGGGATCAATACCGTCGCCGTGTTCCTGGCCGAGGAGCCGGAACGCATCGCCGGCGTGCCCCGCCGTCTGTTCCTGTACGACTACTACGCCGAACCGTCCCGGAGCGCCGCCGAGCACGCCCTGGCAATCATCCGCAAGACGCCCGGAATCCCCACGCGGGCAATTGGCGGGGCCAAGGGCGAGGAACAATGGCGGCGCGAGTTCTCCCGCGGGGGCCTGCCCGTCCACGAACCGGACCAGTTCGATGTCGAGGTCGGCATCAACCGGGTCTACGCCTCGATCAAGAGCCGGCAGCTGCTCGTGAGCCGGAAATGCTCACCGGTAATCGACGACCTCACTGGCTATTCGCGCGAAGTGGACGACCTCGGCAATCCGACGGAGAAGATCGAGGACAAGGAAACGCATCATTTTTGCGACAGCGTTAGGTACATCGTCGGTTGGCTGAACCGTCGCCAATCGGGGTTCGACTTGCTATGAAAGAAACTGCCCGCCGCTTGGGGCGACGGGCAGCAACACGAACCGCTTACAGGAGCGGCCATGTCAAGCGAAAGCATATCGGGCGGAACGCCTGCGAGCCAACGCATCCCGCCAATCATCTCGATCAAGGTTGTCAACGGCGACAAGCCTTTCAACTGCCCGCTGTGCGGCGCGCGGCACGACTTCAACGCCAAGAAGAATGAGTGCACCGACGCCGCTTGGGTCAACGACGCCACTTCCTACCGGGTGTTTTGCCCGAACATGAAAGCGCCCGGTCTGGTCTGGGTGCTGAACGAGGAAATCCGCTGGCGGCAACTTATGCTGCAACTGACCGGAAAGGACGACTTTGAATGAACGATCGCAAGTTCGAGATCAAGTACGAGCCTGCCCTTTGCGGTCTTGACTTCCTGCGGGCGATTCAGGAGATTCTCGGCATCGAGGACGGCATCTCTCAGGTTGTGCTCGAATGCGACATCTGCGGAGTTCCGAAGATTAGCGTCCGCATCCATCCGGGAAAAACCAAGACAAAAGCGATCCTGGATGTGCTGAGACAGGAGCGGGAAGCACTCAAAGTAATTAAAACTGACTCGCCCGTCATAAAGGACCGCGACGCATGAAGACTCTCGACTGCGGCTGCATCCACGAGCGCCACGCCTGCGGGGTGATGCACTGCCAGAAGCGTTGCGACGATCACCGGGCCCAAGCCGACTCGCTCAGGGGCGAGCGGCAAACCGTCCACGTCGCCAAGGGTGGTTTCCTTGGCAATGCTGAAGCCGTCCGCGAGATGGCCCGCATCCTCGGGCCGCTGCCGCCGACCCTGTCCCAGCAGCCAGCCCTCGAGATCGGTTGCGGGTGCAGTCTCTATGCCCCAGCGATCATGCAGGCCGGCTATCGCTACACCGGTCTGGAACCCGACGAGTGGGCGGCGGACTGGACCGAGAACGCCTTTTGCGTCAACGTGCTGCGCGAGAAGTTCCCGACGGTCAGCCTGCAAGATCACTACTTCGGCCTCGTCGTGGCGGCGAAGGTCCTGGAGGAGATCGCGGACCCGCCGGACCTGACGCTGAAGGCAGTCTCGAAGATGCTGATGGGCGGGGCCTGGCTGTTCCTCGTCGTCCGCGACGCCGCAGTCACGCCCTATGCGACCGGCAACTGGTTTTTCTCCTGGGATACTCTGGAGAACATCATCCGCGAGGCCGGGTTCGGCATCGTCAAGCACGGCCGGACCGAGGACTCCTTCTACGTGGCAGCGAGGTTGCGATGAAGATCAAGTCTCTGAAGATTTCCGGGCAAATTCTCCTTGAAATTCTGCGTTTGGATACGGCGAACCTGCGTGCAATGGGCAAAGACGTTTCCCTGAGCGGCATGCCCGAAGACGCTAAAATTGAGTCGGTGAACTACGACCACATGATCGACTCGCTCGAAGTGTTTATCTCCAGCGATACGTTTGAAGACGTTCCAGGAGGTCAACCGTTCCCAATACTCAGAGTCTTCTTCAAAGAGGAAACAATAATCATGGAGGAAAGGCTGTGATGGAATACTGGCTGTCGCTGATCTTCTGCATACTCGCCTACACAACGGCTTGTCTTCTTTTCGTCTACAGAGCGATGCCGATCCCCTGTGCTTGGGGCTTCGCCTTCATTTCCCTGATGTTCGCCTTCAGCGCCGGCAGCGCACACGGCAAGGCCCTGAGAAAATCCCGATGAACACCTTAGACGAGTTCGCTTCCTATTACGCCACGCACGGCGACACCGAGGCGACGCACCAATTCATCTGGCACGATTTTGAACGCCGCTTCCGCCAGAATCCGATGCTCGTCGAGCAGCGGGCCCAGCACACCTACGGCATGGGCTACAACCAATTCAGTTGGATGTGGCATCTGATCGTCGAGTCGCTGCCGGCCCGGTTCAGCTTCCTCGAAATCGGCGTCTATCGCGGGCAGGTCATCCAGCTCATCGCGTTGCTGGCGAAGATGAGCTACAAGCAAGCGAAGGTCGTCGGTTGCTCGACGTTCGACGGGCGGGACATCGAGCCGAAGAATGACGGCTCCTGGGGCGATGACCGCTCACAGAGCAAAGACTTCGACTACGTCGTCGACGTGCGCGCCGCCTTCGCACGGATGGAACTTCCCCAGCCACACCTTGTCCGCGGCGACAGCACTGACAGTGAGACGATTGCCGAGGTCCGCAAACTCGGACCCTACGACGTGGTGTTCATCGACGGCGGACACACAGAGCAAATCGTCCGCTCAGACTTGGCGTGTTATGGTCGGATGGTGAAGCCCGGCGGCTTGCTAGTCATGGACGACGCTTCCTGTTCCCTCAAGCTGCCCTCTGAACCGTACATTTGGCCCGGCGTGTGGTCGGTGGCGAACGTCGTTGACAAGATGCTCCCGCCGCTCGGGCCGAACGTGTGGCCTGATCACGATCTTCAGCCGATTCGCTGGGTTCACCTCGGGGCGGTCGCTCACGACCGTATCTGGAGACGAATGCCGTGAAGACCTGGAAGCCCGGCATGGTCTGCCCGAAACACGGCACGGCAATGCAGCCGGACCACAGAGAGGCACCCTACGCGGTCTGCCACAAATGCGAGGGCGAGGCCCTCATGGGGTGTGCGATCGCGATCGGCGCGTGTGCGTTTCTGACAATCGCGGCTGGCCTGGCCGTTCTCTGGTGGAGGTTGACGCATGGCTGAGCAGGTTGTACGCAAGCCGGAACCTATCGCCGAGTATCGGATCAAACAGGGATTCTTCCGCATCGCCGCGGGTGGAATCTTCAGGGTCGAGGCACCCGGGAACGTCAAGGATGAGGAGTTTTACGCGATCCTGAAGGCCGCGAGTGAGGCATTCGAAACGGCCCAGCGCTACTACGTCTTCCCCGTCGGCTGGAAGTGCGAGAGGGTGTAGGTGTGTAGGTGTGCCGCCTTTGAATTTGCAAATCGGCGCTTGAATCAGTACGCTCATTCCCGATGGGTGTCATCTCCTCACTGGTCGATGTGTTCCGCCGCGGGGCCGGCAAGCTCGGCTCGTGGCTCATGCGGAAGTCCTACGGCGAGCGGATGTTCTCGCAGATGCTGGGCGGCTGGGGGTTCGGGATTTACCCCGGCTCGTGGACCGGCAACCGCATCGAGCAGATCCAGCATTATCGGCACTGGGTCTGGCGGTGCATCCGCACGATTTGCGACATTGCGACCAAGGAAGCGCCCCTCGTCGTTGACGTGCGGGACAAGTCTGAATCCAAGGCCTACTACGCGAAGATGATGAAGTGGGCGATGGGCCTCAAGCAAGCCGGGGCCTCGGCCGGCCGGATTGCGTCCATGGTCCCGCCCTTCCCATCGCGGCGGTTCCTGACGACCTGGCAGCACAGGAAAGCCCTGCACGCGGTCCGGCCGCATGAGGTCATGGAGCATGTCCCCAGCGACGACGAGCTCAAGAGCAAGATGGAGCATCCCAACGAATGGGACACCGGCACGGACTTGCTGAGCGAACTGATCATCAATCTGCAACTGACCGGCAACGCTTACCTCTGGCCCGTGCCTTACAAGGGCGCGCGGGGAATCGCCGAGTTCTGGGTCATGCCGTCGGCCTGGGTGTGGCCCCAACGGACCGGCAAGAGCAATCGCCTCGTTGACTATTACCAGATTCGCCCTTGGGGCCAGACCGGCTCGGGCAAGGTCTTCCAGTTCGATTGCGATGAGCTGGTTCACTTCCGATTCAAGTCGCCGCTGTCCAAGATCGACGGGGCGAGTCCGACGCAGGCCGGCGCCGAGATTGTGGACAGCTACGAGCAGATGCAGCTGGCGCGGTTCTTTTCCATCCAGAACGGGACGACGGTCGGCGCGGTGGTCGAACTGGACGCCGGCACTGACCCGAAGACCGAGGAACTCGAGAAGTTCAGAACCAAGTGGATGAGCCGGTTTCAGGGGGTATTCAACTTCAATGCGCCGGCGATCCTGCCGCCCGGGGCCAAGCTGATCCGCCCCGACGCCGGCGAGTGGGAACTGGCGGGCATCAAGTCGAGCGACCAGCTGCGGGACTACATCTGCGGGATGTTCGGACTCACCAAGTCAATCGTCGGGTTCATGGAGGACGCCAACCGGGCGGCGTTCGAGGCGGCGCTGGCTCAGTGCTACTTCCTCGTCGTCAACCCGCTGCTCTCGATGATCGGCCTGACGTTCACCGAGCAAATCGCCCAGCCGATGTACGGGGCGACCAAGCGGGTGTTCTGGGAGGACATGACGCCGGCGGACCGGTCCGTCGAGCTGCAAGAGTGGAACACGCTCATGCAGAACGCTCCCTATACCGGCAACGAGTTCCGCCAGTGGATGCACCTCGACCCGATTCCCGAGGGCGAGGAAGTCATCGTCCCCATGACCAAGATGGGCGCGGGCATGGACGACTTCGGCGGCGACGACGACATCATGAAGCGGATTCAGGCGATGGCGGGTGTCGGCAACGGCGACGGGAACGGTGACGGCGACAAGCCGCCCGGCTTCAGCGGGTTCGGCAAGGGCTGGCACAACCGCTTGGCGACGACGACGCTAGTGAACGGCGATGCCACAACACTCCTCACTCTCAACGGCGACGGTCAAACAGCGTGACCCCCGCCACGGGCGCGTGATCCCCACCGGCCGCGACCTGGCCGCAGTGCTCTACCAGTTCATGCGGCAGGTGGGCTTGCAGTGGCAACCGGGTCAGGACCTGTCGCGGTACATCGAGGCGCTCAAGACGACGGTGCGGCCGTTCCTCTGGCGGTATTTTCTGCTGAGTGCCGAGCGGACGACGCGGGCCATTGTCGCTGCGGCACGGCTGAGGAAAGACGCCCGGCCGATCCGGGTGAAGGAACCGCCGCAGGTGGTCGGCATCTTCAACCTGTTGCTCCCGCAGGTGCAGACGTCGATCGACCATATGATTTACCACTTCGCCGCCTCGACGCTGGCGACGGCGCAAGTGAACGCGACGCAAGCCTACGCGTTGACGCGGGCCCAGCTGGCCGAGGGGGTGGAACACGGCGAGGGCATGCGGCAGTTGCGGAACCGCATCCAGGAGATTTTCGAGGACCGGATGCGGGCGTTGCGGATCGCTCAGACCGAGGTGACGCGGGCGATGCACTCCGGGCAGGTGGAGGCCGCGCGGCAGTCGGGCATCGTCGCCGAGATGGAGTGGCTGGCGTCGGCGGACTCGTGCGAGCTGTGCGAGCAACTCGACGGCGAGCGCCGCAAGATCGGTCAGGCTTTCTATATTGACCCGCGAGGCGGTCCCTACGCCAGAGTGGAACATCCGCCCGCGCATCCGAATTGCCGTTGCGTCCTGCAGGAGATTCTGCAGTGAGAGTCTGGCTGGAACTGCGAGGCAAGCGACCCATGATCCTAGAAAAACTCTCCGGCGTCGTCGTCCAGGTCCCCGACATTCGCCAGCAGGATAACTACTCGTGCATTCCAGCGGCCGGGATGACGGTCGCCAAGAAGTTCGGACTCGGGCCGGACACGCTGGACGAGTGGAAGAAGGCGCTGGGGACGACGGAAGCCCGGTCAACGTCGCCCCAACGGCTGGCGGAGTATCTGGCCGAGATCGGACTGGATATCGAGGTCCGCGAGCAGATGACGCTCGACATGCTCCAGGTCGAGACGGAAGCCGGCAACGCGATCATCGTTCTGTGCCGCGACTACATGGCCCGGATGCCGAAAGCCGCCGTCGTCGAGTACGGTCATGCGCTGGTGGTCATCGGGATTTCGCCGGAGTTCGTGTTCGCGCAGGACCCGAGCGAGGACAACGTGACCGAGGGGAGCGAGACGATCGCGGCGCCCGGCAAGATCATCATCGACCGCGCCCAATTCGAAAAAAACTGGTGGGACGTTGACGCCGACAAGAACAAATATACCCGCTGGGGAATCACCGTCCGGGGGCCTGTCAAGAAAGAGGAGCCAACCGTGCCAGAAAAGACGTTCGACGTGTCAGTCGCCGAGTGGCGAGCGATCCCGAAACACCAGGGGTACAAGCTCGCCGCCGCCGCGGTGTCGCAGGGGACCAGCTTCGACGACTCGAAGCTGACGGCGGACGCTGTGCTGTCCAATGGCACGCTTGACCGGGACGGGGAAATCATGATCCCCGCGGGCTGTCGGCTGGACGACTACCAGGCCGGCCCGGCGCCGTGGTTCTTCGCTCACCAGAAATTCCCCTTCCCGATCGGTTCGGCGAAGGAAAGGGCTCTGGAAAAGGACTGCCCGGTCAGCGTGTTAGTCACCCCGGAGAAGATCACCGGCCGGTGCTGGTTCAACCAGCTGACCCCCGAGGCGGTGACGGTGTACAAGCTCTGGAAGCTGGGACATCTCGGGGCGGTGTCGGTGGGGTTCGAGGGGATCAGTTCCGAGGAAGTCCGGGGCGAGGAAGCCCTGAAGCTCTCGGGCGGTCAGCGGCAATGGATCAACCGCTGGACGGACTGGTGCATGGTGGAGAATTCGATTGTCGGCATCGGGGCGAACCGCGAGGCCCTGGCGATGCACGCCAGCCGCGGCCACATCGAGAAAGAACGCATCCCCGAGTCGATGGTTGAGTGGTTTTCGCAGTTCGTCGTCAAGCCGAAGAAGTGGCGGTCAGGGTGGGAACGCAAGGACGCCCCGAGCGCTCCGGCTCCGGTGGCGCTGGCGCTGGGTGGCTTCGGAAAGGGGTGGGGCCGGCGTTAAGCCGGCTGTTTCTGCCGCGACAGGTAGCCGCTGACGGCCCGGCGCACGACGCTCCCGAAGGACACGCCGCGGGCCTTGGCGATGCGTTTCAGGGTGTCGATTTGCTTGGGGTGCAGGTACGAATGGACCCGCCGGAGTTTGTGTGGTTCAGCCACTTGGCACATCTCCTACACACAATTTAAACGGGGCAATCCCTTTACAAGGGTTATACCCTCTCAACTAGAATCGGCCAACGTGAGGTAATTGCGATGCCTCTCGAAAGCGGTTCGAGCGACGAGGTGATTTCCCGCAACATCGCGCAGCTGGTTTAGGAAGGCTACGAGCAGGACCAGGCCGTCGCGATCGCTTATCACAATGCCGGCAGGGGCCGAAAGATGCCAGAACCTTCCACGAGCGATCACCCGAAGCCGAGCACGCAAGAACTGTTCGGCAAGATTTACGGGCACCACAAGGACATGATCGACGGCGTCGCCGGAGAAATCTCCAGCGTCGACCCGCACATGGCCCACGTCGCCGACGGAATCAAAGCCTATTGCATGAAGGCGCACGAGGCGCTCTCGGAACTGCACGAAGCCCACGGCAAGCTCTACGACGGGTTGAAACTGCCGAACTATCCCGAGGACCTCAAGCCATCCGAAGAACGCAAGAAGGGCAGCGCTGAGGAGTCTAGGGAAGAGCAACTGAGAGATGTCGAGCGTCAGGAGAGCGACGAGGAAATGACCGAGGAAGACGTGAAGGAATTCGAGGCGAAGTTCAAGGAATTGCAGGAGATCGCCGAGAAGAACGACGAAGAAATCGCCGCGCTCCGCGCCAAGTAAATAGTCCGAACACGATCACCCGACCGGGGACCTGTCCATGGCCGAAACACCGACCGCCACCGCCCCAAA